ATGCATCTCCTAAAGATTCAAGTGCAGTTGAGTCAAAACCTTGACCAACGTTATAAGCGTTAGCAGATCCACCATTTAGGATAGATGGGTTTGTTCCATCTGTCGCAGGTGTTTGACCTTGTGCTGTTGTACCGAAACCAACGTCTGTTCCGCCGTCAGTTGTGTTGAGTACATAGTCACCCTGTGTCATAGATGCATCGCTATCTTGAGCAGAGAACGCTGAATCTGGTTCGTTGAAGAATGCCTCTCTTCCTGACTGTCCATCGTATCTGGTTCTCATCGCGAAGATAAGACCTGTTGGACCGTTCATTGGTTGTACGCCTGCTAAATCGTATGCCACCAAGTTAGGCATAGCACGACGTATAAGAGAGATTAGAACTGGGTCAAAACCTGCTACAGGTCCTGTCTCAGCTGATCCACCACTGAATCCGGGAGTTCCTGCGGACGCTCCACCGTTTCCTAATGATGTTGTAGGAGGTGCTTCTGTCAAGAATGCACGTTCCTCTCTTAAAAATCTTTCTTGGTTTTCTAGAAGTTGGGCGGTAACCGCTTTCCTGTGATTATCAGATATCTTATCAATACCTTCTGCCTCTAGGAGAGGTTGCCACTTCTTCTGTAGTTGAGAAGAATTAAACATGTTAGTTGCGTTTTAGTTAATTTACTGGTACTTAGTTAGTGCCTGAATGTATGACTCCATAGCAGGGGAATGTGCCTCTACTGGTGCATCTTCAGAGATAACTTCTTGTGAACTTGCCTCTGGTTTCTTAGGAGCGAAATATGTCTCTCTAAGAGTAGACAGTTTTTCACGATATTGTACTTCACTTTCAAACTCAACGCCTTCTGCTAGATTTGCAATCTTCTCTTTTTGAGATAGTGCAAGACCCTCACAGACTTCATCTAGGATGTTGTCGGAAACAGATGTTGCTAAACGCTTCGTTAATGAAACATTGCTCTCAATCTGTTCATTGAGTTTAGTCTCCATATCATCTAATTTTTCGACCATTGCCTCAAGTACATCATATTTTTCATCAGGGATGTTTACATAATGTTCTTCAAAGAGGTTCTTAAGACCGGTCATAAAGGACTCAGAGAGATCTCCTCTGATTCCTGATTCTAATTGAAGTGTGTTCTCAGTGAACCACTCATTTGCTACGTACTCTAGATACGAATCGATTCTCTCTGTAAGTTCCTGTTTAATAACAGCAACCTCTTCAACAAGTTTTTCATCGTACTGAGCAGACATCGCCTCTTTTGCTTCGGCGATTCTTGATTTTACAACTGCCTCGAAAACGGTAGTTGCTTTTGTTTTGAACTCGTCAGAGAGTTCTTCACCTTCAAGAAGTGCTTGAACGTCTTGTGTAAGATCGATCTCCTCTTCTTGTATCACATTTTCTACTTCCTCTTCCTGTTCCACTTCTTCGTTAGCACCACGACCGTAACCTGATGAGGTTATAGCAGCAGGACCGGGAAGAGTTGTTGCTCCAGCAGACCCTTTAGTCTGTGGATCACCCTGTTGGGCAAACTTAGCGGATGGAGTCTTCAACTTGTTAGAGTCGTCTGTAGACTTGGAATTCATAGGAGTAGGACCACCTAGATCCTCAACTGCACCTGCGTCTGGGACGTAGTTTGGTGCCTTTGGCATAGGATCGGCAGACTTAGCACCTTTCGTTACCTGATTTTCCATCTCATGTAGTTCGTTGTTTTCAGCCATTATGGTTCCGAATGTACTAGTTTTAGTGTTAATATTATTATTTATAAGTTAGATAAGAAGTCCGCGAAGAGACGCAACTTGTTTGCCTCTAGAATTTCGTTATCTACCAATTTATTTATAGAGTTCTTAACCTCATTGCAATGCTTTTCACGCAAAACGTTTCCTTCCCATACCCATTCTTTACCTTCCATGATGCCATCTACGAAAGCATCTGGTGCAGATGGGTCCGCTACTATATCAGCAGCAGTGGCAAGCATGAAGTCTTCACCAACGTGATTTACACCATCAACGTTCTTGATAGAACCCATACCACGACTGGAAACTCCGAGTTTTACTCCTTCAGAGAGAAGAGATTCCGCGATTTTTCCCATAGGTGTTGATAAGATTTGTGCCTTACCAATAAAGTTATTTCCTTCTTGAGTCAGAGAAACAATTTTATGAGATACACGATCCAAATTTATAGATGGACCGTCTGGATGACCCAACTCTCCTAGAGCACGACCTTTATCTGTAAAGTTTTGGTTATAACGAGATACCTCATTGACCATTGTCTCTAGTGGGTAAAATCTTTTATTACGATTCACCACCTCTGCTTGCAGAAATGGTCCCTGAATGTATAAATTTTTCTTTCCGTTTTTTTCCTCAGTTATAATTTCAACTGATTCAATTTCTTCTGCTATAAGTTTCATCCTAGTTGCACCTCGTTGATGTATAACTCACACCCACTTGCAGAAGAGGGTTTCAATATAGGAATAACTGATTTGAATAAAGTCGCAGTTCCAGTAAAGTCTGCTAGTGATGCTGTATTTGCATCAACTGTAATTGTAGTTTTATAATCGTTATATCTTTGCGATCCTACAACTTTTGTGACTTCAACATGCTTGATAGCAGTATTGTATCCACCAACTGCAGATCCAGTGAGTGTTACAAAATCTCCTTTAATAATTTTTGTGTCTCTGCTATCGACTTCTAGTATTGTTGGATTCCCTTTTGTGATTGCGACTATGGTTGAATTAGCAGGATGTGCATACCTAAGTATCTTGTCATCCTGTTTGTTCACATGAATCGAAGATACACCAACTGCTGATGTTGTTGTATTGCATACCCCAACCAAACCACCGCCTTTTGCAGCAGTAGCAGAACCGTGTAATAGTCCTGTCTTCACAATAAATGAATCACCAGTAACTGCTGTAGCATTATTACTACTCAAGATACCGAGGTCTGTCACCTGTTTTAATGGTTGAGTCATTCTACTTCTTGTGTTTCTGTTTCAGTTTCAGTTTCAGTTTCAAGTTCAGATTCAGTCTCTGGTGCTTCCTCTTCTGGTGCACCGAATAAAGAATTAGCAACCTGTGGTCTCATTTCATCAACTTTATCTGCTGCTTTCATTATCAAAAGATCTTTCACAGCGTCTTGCACCTCAGATGGTGAAGCACCATCGATCATCATATCAACTAATTCTGCTGATTCCATATTGAATTTTTATATAGTATATCTATTTATACTTATATTTTAGCTTTCTTTGTAACATTAGAATTCTGTATCTTTCTCATTATGTGGAACACTGCCATCTCTCAATGTCCCATCCTTGGTACGACGTTTGTCTAACCAACTGTGGTCTACATAGTGTACATATTTTGCATTTGGATCTTTGTTTAATATGTAATGTAATTTTTCGTTTGAATAGTCTACAGGAATATCTAGTACACTATCTAAACTTTTTACATATTGATGTCTGAACATGTACAATAATTCAACACTTAAGAATGTATGATTGTATTCTAGCAAGTCCTCTATTTTGTTTAGATAGTTGTGTAAACTTTCTACGCCACGTTTACGCAGTTGATTTTGTAAAGTAATGTTTTGATCTCTGCCAATTATACCAACTTGTAGATTGCCTTTTGTTTCTAATATTTTACATACCTCTGCATACTTTGGATATACAGTATGTCTTACACCTTCTTTGTTTTTGTGAACATAAGGACCACTTACACTTAGTAGATAGTTCTCATGTTCAGTCCAATCATGGTCATGAATTAGTTCTGGATTGTTCCAAATATTTTTGTAAGGTGCACCACCGTGACTTACCCAATACTCACGTAGTAATTGGTCCCACCCATGCACGTCTTTGTGCATGGATAAGACTTTTGAGAATACATGATTACCAGTGCCTTGCGGACCACTTATCAGTAATATGTTGCTCATATTTTAGCTTTCTTTATATCGATACCGGGTGGTTCCGTGCTGTTACCCTTTGTATCTGGATCTTTTCCATTCTTTCCGAGATTAGTTGTCGCTCTGTCAACTTCCATTTGACCTTGTGCTATCATTTGCTGCGTCTCTAAAGGTACACCAACACCTGTTGCATTTTCTTCTTCCATTTCCTTATCCATTTCTATCATCTCTTCCTCTGTCTGACGTAAAATCTTACGCTTTACATAGTCACGAGAGTAGTAAGTTCCGATGTATGGTTCAATCTGAGTCATGAGATTGAGTCTCTCATTCATCTCTTC